AATAACACAACTGAATTGAACTCTACAGTTTATTTCTGTCGCGTTAATCACAATGAATTTAATTATTCTTCTAACCCGACTTATGTAAGTGGATCTAGAATCCAAGTAAAAACACAAGCCACTGATGAACCAGTGTCTTACATTACAACGGTAGGTCTGTATAATGATAATAACGAACTTCTTGCAACAGCTAAATTATCAGAGCCACTCAAGAAGTCAGCAAGTAGTGAGTATACAATTAGAGCTCGCCTCGACTATTAATCGGAGGCCCCTATGTCCTATTATGAACTGAAAGACAACGATGTCTTTGTAAATACCATAGAGGCTCACCCAAGTTATAGGTTCTACACACACAGTGGGACTGTCTACATTAATGATAGACAGGCAATCTCTGGGACGTACTCTGATAACATACTTGGTGTACCGGAAGGTTTTATTTCATTGTTTGAATACAATGTTAATCGAGCAACAGACAATAGAATCCACCCATTTATTACCAAGGGCGGCCAAAAACAAAAGTTTAAGACACAGACTGATGTAGAATTTAACACACAATTCGGCTATGGTGGCTCAACAATCGCTGGTGCATACAACATGTCTGCATCTGTTACCCGAATGCTCGTCTCTACAACAACGGACGCTAACTATCGTAAGCTCCGAGCACTTAAATCTGCCTGTAACCACTACGAGTTTAAATCTCAGAACTTTAACTTTGCAAATCATTACGAAGATGTTGCAACCACACCAGTAAACATGATCAACATACCATCAATTTTTTACGGAAACTCCGTGAAGAAAGGAACAGTTAGACTAAAATACTACATCTCCGGAACATTAGCTGCAGAAGCATCTGATCTTCGAGAGAATGGAGTTCTAGTTCAAACAACCGGCTCAACAACTGGAAATGTTGTTGGAACAATCATGTACAATGAAGGCATCATGTTACTAACAGCATCTACTGCAATAGACAGTACTGCAATCAACTATGAGTCATCAACGCAATCCTCTTGGATTCGCTACGGCTACGGTATGAATGATGGAAATACGATTGCTCTTACGACACTGTCGGCTTCTTATTCGATGGAGTTCGAGACAGTCAGTAATTTACAAAACATAACGATTTTAGCGAAAGCTCCTTATGGAGAACTTAATCACTCCAATAATCCAACTTATCTAAAGCACACTGGTCAAGAACCTACTGTTGACTCTGGCTCTTACATGTATGTCGAGACAGACAGGGAGATCATGAACGTAGTCTCCGGATCATCAACGGACATTGCCCCGCCATTCCAGAAAGAAACTTACATCTCTAAGATTTGCATCTACGATAAAGAAAAGAGATTGATCGGTGTTTGTAAGCTTGCAACTCCAATCTTAAAGACCGAAGTTGATGAATTTTTATTTAAAATGAAATTAGACTTGTAATACCCAAAAATTTATGCTATAATTCATTAGAGGTGCAAATGTTTAAATTTTTATACAATCTTTTCTCCACCAGCAAATCGGAGAAGTTAAAAAATCAAATAGCTAAGAAATACGAGCAAGCAATAGTGTACCAAAGAAATGGTAACATTGCAGAGTACTCAAAATTAATGAGTGAAATTTCCAATCTTGAAGATAGCCTAGCGGAGTTGCAAGAGTGATTTTAGGACTGGACGTCTCAACTACAAGAATTGGTTGGGCAATAATTAATCAAAAGCAAGAGTTAATCGACTCTGGTGTTTTTAAGACAAAGAAAGATCAGTCCCTAGAGGAAAGAGCAGAGAACTTAAGCAAGAATGTTCTAGAACCCCTCTCAGCAGTCCATAAGATCTCTGAGGTTCGCGTTGAGGAGCCTTTCTCAATGTTCTCTGGTGGTAAGACCACTGCGAAGACAATGTCGTCTCTACAACGCTTTAACGGAATGGTAAGCCTATTGGCTCATCAGATCTGGAATAATCCTCCAACGATGGTCAACTCCCGCACGGCAAGAGCCAGATGCGGCATCAAAGTTCCGAGAGGAACAAAAGCAAAAGTGGTTATCATCGAATGGGTTGATAATTACTATGAAAAGTTTAATGTTGAGTTAACGAGACATGGAAACCCAAAGCCGGGAACTGATGACGAAGCAGATGCTATTGTTGTGGCTCTTAGCCATTTTGACTTGAGAGACTAATTATTCCATTGCGCACCGCCTTAGCACAACAGACGAACGTAACTTTATAGATAATTTTACACTTTCTACTTGACAAGTCTTTTCCAACATGTTATCTTAATAATACACGGAGGACAACATGAAATGTACAATTTTAATGGCCGGTGGATTCAAGCCACCTCACAAAGGTCACTACGACTTTATTAAATTTTATCTAGATGATCCCACAGTTAAGAAAGTAATTTTATTCTGTGGAGATAAGAAGCGAGACGGTATTACTTTGGAAAACACTGAAGCGCTCTTAGCAATCTATGGGTTACTGGATCATCCCAAGCTAGATTACCGCAGAGCAACGATCAGAAACGGTCGCAAGGGTGCATACACAAATCCACTTAACGACTGTTATGATTGGGCCGACGATAATTCTGACATAGTTTGCGGACTTGGTTGGTCGGAGAAGGATGCGCTTTATCAAAACTCATTTCAGAGTTACTTCTATGGTGATAGCACGATTGTCCAACCGCCAATGTTTGAGATGAAAGATAAACTATCTGCAACAGATTTTCGCAAAGCATTGCGCAATGGCGACACAATCGCTCACTTTTTACCCGAAGGTGTTTGCGAACAAGAAGTAAGAAGTGTACTGGGAGCTTAAATGATCGAGGACAAAAGAAAAATTGTAACCCAAGTTCTTGGGAGTTATTGGCAGAAAGGAGACGAACATCTTTATCACTGCCCTTATTGCAACCACCACAAGAAGAAAATGTCGGTGAACTTCACAAATGGCTACTGGAAATGCTGGGTTTGCGATGCAAGAGGAAAGAACATTTATCGAGTTGTAAGAAAGTTCGGCACGTACCAACAACGACAGAAGTATCTTGAACTACAAGGCAGACTTGACCTCAATGAGTTCGAGGACCTTTTTAAAGAATTGAACAACGAGGAAGAAAAACAAAAGATTGATCTTCCCGAAGAATTTATTTCTCTCTGCAACAAAGACTTGCCGATGGATACAACGGACGTCTTCCGCTATCTATCGTCCCGAGGCATTAGCCGGAGAGAGATATTGAAATGGAAAATTGGCTATTGTAAGGAGGGCCGCTATGGAGGACGAATCATCATCCCCTCGATTGACACTGATGGAGATTGCAATTACTTTATTGCTCGCAGTTATGTTGGGCACCAGCGTAGGTACCTCAACCCTCCAACAGATCGTGACATCGTATTTAACGAACTAAACATAGACTGGGACGACCCCATCGTTCTTGTTGAGGGCGTCTTTGATGCTATAGCAGCAGGAGAGAATGCAATCCCGATCTTAGGATCAACACTAAGAGAAAAGTCTCGGCTGTTTCAAGCCATTGCTGTTCATGATACACCAGTCTACATGGCTCTTGATCATGATGCCGAGAAGAAAGCAGAGTGGATTATCAAATCATTATTGAAATACGACCTTGAAGTGTTCAAAATCCCAATTGATGAAGAAGATGTCGGAGAAATGGGAAATCAAGAGTTCAAAGAAAGGTTGGAAGAAGCACAGCCTATCAAGAATGAAATGTATTTTTTCGAAAAAATGCTCCAAAGCATTTGACAAACCTTCTCCAATGGGTTACATTATTATTATAACCCTTGGAGGACACATGGGCGGAAACATTTTTAAAGACGAAGCAACTCGTATTTCAAAAGATAGAGTTGCACCAACATTTGAAGCATACAAAGATTTGCTTAAGACAACCTTTCCAATGAAAGAGACTGAATTTGACTTCTTTGAACTGGTAGGCTCTGCTGGAGTTGCAGAAAGTTCTGGAGATCTAGACATTGCGATTGACTGGACACACATCGTCCGCCACTTTGGTAAGGACGAGATAGAGAAGTGGGGCGTTAACTACAATAAATGGGAAGCTCGTTATAAGAAGATCTCCAAGAGAGCACGCACTGCTACAGGTAGAATGTGTAAAATGCGAGCATTGCTCGAAGAAATTGCAGCAATTTTGCAAGAAACAACGGTAAAAGTAGGAGGTCAAGTCACAGCGGGTAATATTTTTACCTGCTTTCCCCAACACAATCAGTCCGGACCTACTGATGACTGCGTTCAAGTTGACTGGATGGTCGGTAACATTGAGTGGCTTCGCTGGAGCTATTACTCCCATGGCGAAAGGGGCCTTAAAGGCTTGCACCGCACTCAGTTGCTCGTTGCCGCATTTTCAGAAATTGGCTACACTTTTAATCACTTTTGTGGTATAAAGCAAAAAGGCTCGTCTGAATGGGAAATAACGTCTCCAACAATGGCTATAGAATTGCTTTCGGGACACTTTGGAAACATAGACATGCTCCAAACACAAACATTCGCACAATTGCATTCTTGGCTTCTTAAAGGAGATGCAAGACTCTATTTTGCTGTTGTAAATCGATACAAAGAGATCTTAAGATTAGCGAGAGCAAAGGTGCCGATTACATTACAACAAACTATTTAGAAACACGGGGGTATAGCTCAGTTGGTAGAGCGTCTGCCTTGCACGCAGAAGGTCAGGAGTTCGACCCTCCTTGCCTCCACCATTTAACCTCACTTCGGTGAGGTTTTTTTATTTTATGTCCTAATTAATTAAACAAGCCTTCGGGCATAATCGGAGCTCTCACACTTCCTTTTAACCTCCCTCGGGAGGTTTTTTTCCATTTAGAGGTTGAAATGTGCACAATAGATTTGCACGGATTGCGACATGAGGACGCGAAACGTAAACTTGAACTATTTATTAATGACCATTGGGGCATTCGTTTCAAAGTCATAACAGGTCACTCCACTCAAATGAGGGAGATAGTTGTGAAACTAGCGGACTTGTACAGCCTTGACTTTTGTTGTGACCCTCTAGGATCATACGTAATAATTAAAGAACATTAGGAGAGGCTATGCTGTTATCACTTTTACTATGGGCATGCAGCGGAGACATCGGTATCAGAACTGTCGATAAGATCCAAACAGAACCTGACTCTGGTATCACAGTGGTCGACACAGCATCCTCTCAACCTTCTTCAGAGCCTTCTGGGGAACCAGCAGGAGAACCTGCTGCTGAACCATCCGAAGAGCCTTTGGGGGGCACTGTTGGTCTTATAACTTACAATTTAGAACAAATAGCTTGTCTAGAGTGTATGGGCGTTACTCAAGAAATTACAATAGAGTTTCAAGCAAAGTTTCATGATAAAATAACTGAGACCCATCCGACATGGTACCCACAATCAGGGCAATGTGTAAACGTAGTTAGTCCAGTATCGATTGGGGTCCAAGCAAAGAACGTTGGACAATCTTTGAACATCCAAGGTAACCCGAACTCTTTTGCTGCCTATAACAACGGGATGAACCTTTATACAGGCTTCGTTATGGAGTCTCAGTATGATCGAGACACAAACTTAAGAGTGATAACACCAGACGGATCATCTTTTCAGTTCATGTCTTTACGTGGTTTTGATTTTATTGAACCGTGGGAGATGCGCTATGTTGACCCATCTTATGCTTTTGCAGCAGTAGTCTCGAAGTTTGGAACACAATTTTCGTGGGGACCATTTGGTTCACAAGACTTATTCAACATTACAATCGCAACTTATTCTTCTGACGGGTCACAATTACTTGGTGTTGTTTCCTGTTCTGGACCGGATAGTGGGATGATGACTATTGATGGTTCTTACTTCACTTCTTATCCAACGTGGTCACTCAACGCCATTCACATGACCAGATTTTCTCAACAAAGAGTTCCCTTTGAAGGGCTAAATGGTTACGTGGATGTGCAGCTCGAATGGTCAGTCGTGGGTACTGGACACATCGAGTAGGTTCCCGAGAATTCCGTCACTAATTAATAGTGGAGGGAACGATGTGGAAAATGTCGAAGTTGGCTGCTTGGTTAAATTTATTGATGATTTTGAAAGCGAAACCATCCCGAACGTCGGAATTGTGCTAGCAGTCATACGCTTTGATGACTTGGTCGGTGAAGAATTGGGAATGGGCATAACTTGGTACTCCGTTCAGTTTGGAGATGTGGACATGGTAGTCTCCTCAGAGATGATTATTTTAATTAATTAATTTGACAAGCTTGTCTCAACGTGTTATATTACCTCATACGATGGAGGTATAAAATGAATAAATTTATCAAAGAAGGAATAAGTGCCGGATTTGAATTTATAGTATTAGAACCAAAAGAGTCACTAAATGATGCAATTATAAACTTCGACAAAGAAGATGGACGCCTCGTTTATGAAGTAGAGAAGCTCTTGAGATGTTTTGAAGAAGACATGGACCCAAGAGATGCAGTCGATTGGTTTTATTACAATACTATAGAGACAACTCACATGAAGGGTGGACCCTTCTTTTATGATGAAAATGAAGAGAACTACTTGACACATCATAAAAAACATGCTAACCTATAATATAAGCCGTGGAGGGCAAATGAAAAGAATCGCACACATTAGTGATACACACATCCGTAATTTAAAATATCATGAAGAGTATCGACATGTATTTAAGCAAATATACGATTCTCTCAAGCAAGAACAACCAGACTACATTGTTCATACTGGTGATCTTGCTCACACAAAGACACAATTGTCTCCCGAGTATTTCGAGATGGCTACAAGTTTTCTCAAGAACCTCGCAGACATAGCACCTACGATAATGATCTTAGGTAATCACGACGGAAACCTTAAGAATGGCGACCGCCAAGATGCCGTAACACCGATCATTGAGGCACTACAGCATCCAAATTTTACCCTATTAAAAGATTCAGGAGAGTATTCTCCCGAAGATGGTCTGACCTTTAATGTCTTATCGGTATTTGATCGAGACAATTGGAAGAAGCCCTCTAACGCTAATTCCATAAACATAGCTTTGTACCATGGTGCAATCCAAGGCTCAAAGACGGGTTCTGATTTTTCTCTAGATCACGGTGAAGACGACATGTCTATCTTTTCTGGTTTTGATTATGCAATGCTTGGAGACATTCATAGAACACAGCCTTTAGACAAGAAGGGTCGTGTATGGTATTCGGGATCTACTGTCCAGCAGAACTTTGGAGAGTCACAACTCAAGGGATACTTGATGTGGAACATTCATTCTAAACTAAAACATAGTATTCAAAAGAGACTGTTTCAATCTCCGAGACCATTTATCACTGTTTATGTAAATAAGGACGGTACCTTGCCAAATGAAGATGTACCCAAGAATTCTAGACTTCGACTCGTGTGCAATCATAACCTACCAATGGCTAAATTGAAGAGAGCGTGTGACTATGCCCAAGTGAAATGGTCTACGCACTCTGTTAGTTTCATTAATAATTCTGCTAGCAAAGGTGGCGTGTCATCTGCCCACGGTGGAAAGACGCTTAACATGCGTGATCCCAAGAACCAAGAAAAGTTTTTGAGAGAGTTCATGGAGGGGAGAGAAATCGACGAATCGGTCCGAGATCGTGTGATCGAACTCTCTCAAGATTACCTCAAGAAAGTAGATACATCCACAGGAATGTCACGAAATGTCGTTTGGGATATTAGGAAAATGCAGTGGAACTACCTATTTAATTACGGAAACGGAAACTCATTAGATTTTTCTAAGCTCAACGGTCTTGTTGGAATTTTTGGAAAAAACTACTCGGGTAAATCATCTATAATTGATGCTGCCCTCTTCGGGTTATTCAATACAACTTCTAAAGGAGAAAGAAAGAATGTCCATATCATCAATCAAAATCAACAAAAAGCTCTTTGTAAACTCGAGATCGCTGTCGGCGATGATGTTTACAAAATTAATCGAAGCCTCGAAAAAACAACCGGAAGGTCTAAAGGTCGCGAAGTCATCTCCGCGAAAACGGAACTAGACTTTACAAAGTATACACTCGGCACTCAAGCGGAATCTAATAACGGAGACACTAGAAATAAGACGGATGATAACATTCGAAATACTTTTGGGTCTCTAGAGGACTTTATGATGACCTCATTCGCTGCTCAAAATGATTCATTCGGTTTTATAAACGAAGGTTCTACGAAGCGTAAAGAAATCCTTGCTAAGTTTCTTGACTTGCAAATCTTTGACCAGATGCACAAGTTAGCAAAACAAGACTCATCAGAAATGCGTGGAGTTATTAAACACCTTAATTCAATCGATTGGGAGAGAAAGTTGTCTCGAGCAAACGCAGAATTAGAAGAAATCATTGAAGACATTGAAACTCAAAAAGGCTTGTGCGATAAACATAAAAGTAGATTGCATACCCTAACAGAAGATCAAGAATCAATCAATGCTCAAGTAATTGCAGCGTCACAGAGAGACTTGGACATCGCCGTGTTGGAAGCAATTTTGCAATCGACCGAGAATGACCTTAGAAAGTCTTTTGAGAATGTATCTATGTACCAATCCTCAATTGATCTTACAACGCAAGAAATCAACGATTTAAAGCTCCTAATCCCTAACTTAGAGATTGAAGCCAATAATGCTGAGGTTTCCATTGTTGCATACGAAAGCTTACTGTCTGAAATAGCAAAAGTTAAGCCAGTTGTTGATAAGTTGGATCGTCAAATTAAAAATCTTCAATCGAAGATCGAAATGTTGCACGATCACGAGTATGATCCTGATTGTACGTTCTGCTCCGACAATGAGTTTGTAAAGCAGGCAGAACAAGCTAAGGTAGACATCGTATCTATTCGAGAAGAGAGAGATACTCAGAATAAAAACTTGGTAGAACTAAGAGCGTGTATAGAACCATTCGACATTGATAGTCTAAGACTGAAGGTTATAAACTTCACTTCTTCGTCCACTCAGTTGAATACTTCACAAAAGAAATTCGAAAGGCTTGAGCTGCAGTTGCAAAACGAACAATCAAAGATCCAAGTCAATGAACAGAAGAAGTCAAACGTCTTGGAAGACATTGCTTACTACAATGATAACATCGAAGCGTATGAGAACTTATCTAGTTTACGAAGAGACCTACAAGCAATCACCAAATCTGTTGACCTTAAAAAGTCGGAGATTGGAAGATGCGAAGAAAAGGTTTTGGAGTACATGTCGGAGAAGGGATCTACCATTCGAATGATTGAGGAAGCAAACGAAAAGATACAACAGATAAAAGATGCTGAACGTGATTACATTGCTTACGACATTTTTGTCCAAGGCACCCATCCAAACGGCATCTCCTATGAAGTTATCAAGTCAATGCTCCCAGTTATAAACGAAGAAATCCAAAAAGTTCTCGCTTCTATTGTAGAATTCCAAGTGTTTTTTGCAGAAGATGTTGATAAGTTGGAAATCTATCTTAAGCATCCTAAATTTGAGCCAAGACCTTTATCCATGGGTTCTGGTGCAGAAAAGACGATTGCCTCTATGGCTGTTAGGCTTGCTTTGATTTCTGTGTCTTCATTGCCAAAGTCGCAACTATTCATCCTTGATGAACCAGCAACGGCATTGGATGCAGAACACATGGAAGGGTTTGTGAGATTGTTGCAAATGATCAAGGCTCAATTTAAAACTGTCTTGCTCATTACTCATCTCGAGAGTCTCAAAGACGTAGTAGATACTACTGTTGAGATTGATAAAGTCGATGGTTATGCTCAGGTCAATTTGTGACTTGGGCAACTATTTATTGGAACCTTTGGAGGTACCAATCATGGAAAAAACAGATAAAGGAGTACTCGATGCAGTTCAAGAAAAACTTATTTCTCGTAAACTTCTCGTATTCGGCGTGGCGACTGCTCTTATGTACTGGGCTGATCTAAGCTCTGATACTTGGGGCATGATTGCTGTGACTTACATCGGCGGGCAAACCGCAATTGATTTTGCGACAGCTTGGAGGAACGGATAATGCTAGCATGGTTAAAAGACAAGTGGGAATTTGTTGCTGCTGGCGTTGCCGTTCTTTTTGTTTTTGTGCTTGGTCGCAAAAGTAAGAGTGTGGATTTAGAAGTTGCAAAAGAAATTTCCGATAACAAAGATGAAGAGCTCAAAGTTGAAAGAGACCTATCTGCTAACGAGAAACTAAAGATTGCTCAAGCCCACAAAAAATACACGGATTCAAGAATTGCACTTAGATCGCAATACCGTGCTGCTCAAACCGAACTTGAAAGAACGACCGCTCAAAGAAAGATGGAACTTCTTGAGACAGCAAAAGATAATCCAGAAGAGATTGATAGAATACTAATGGAAGAATTCAACATCAGCAAATTAAAATGATTTGGTTGTTGATGTCCCTAGCATTTGCAGAGCCGCTCATGACCCCGCTAGCGGAAGGTGATGTGGCTCCTTTTGCTGGACGCTTGCTCAATGATGAGGCAATAACGTCTATAATTACGATGAAAGAATTCGCAGAAGAACAATGTTCTATTCAAGAATCATTAGATTTTTCACTAACGATGACGGAAAAACAGCTCGAAATTGACTATTTACAAGCAGAAAAAGAAATTTTGCAACAAAAGCATGACTTGCTTATGCAAATTAAAGACAATGAGATAGAGATCCTTAGGTCGCACGTTAATCCTAAAAGACAAATGTGGGTATTTTTTGGAGGTTTCCTAGTCGGAACTACGTCATCATTGCTAACTTATTACGCTGTGGTAGAAATAAATGATCAAAATACGAATTAGAGCTGCAAGAAAAGACGAACTAGTTTGCCCTCCCGCAACTCAAGACCTAAAGCTGAATACGAAAAACCGCGATGCGGCTATTCAAGCTGGGCACATTAAATACGGACCGCTCAATGTTAGCGAGCCTGCCGACTATTGGAAAGACATTGCAAAATACTGGGATACAACAGAAGATGCTGCAAAGAAATCAAACTGTGGCAACTGTGTTGCTTTCGACATTAGTCCTAGAATGGATGAGTGTATGCCCGGCGTGACCTCTGATGACGAAGGTCGCCTTGGCTACTGTTGGATGCATCATTTCAAATGTCACAGTGCAAGATCTTGTTATACATGGGCAAAGGGTGGTCCAATCTCGGAGGATAAAATTTCTTACGATTGGCAGAAACGAGGTGAAAGTTGAAATCAAAAGATCCAAATTATGCTGCAAAGGTTGAAAAAGCCATTGCAGAAAAATACGGAGAAGAAGCCGTAGCTAACCCAAAATCCCAATGGGATGATGATAAAGAAGAACAGTACCTAAGTGAACTCAAAAACAATTATCGTCAAGAAAAAGATACGGTAGAGCAAATTGAACTCGATGGAGTTTTAATCTCAAAAGAACTACTTAATAAAGAATCTGAAAGGTCGTGCCCTACTTGTAGCACTTACTCATTCAAATCAGTCGATGACTTGTACATGACAAAATTTGATTGTTGCTATAGATGCTACATCCAATGGATCGAAGGCCGAGAAGATAGGTGGAAATCTGGATGGAGACCAAATAAATGAGCAAAGAAACATTAGAAATTATTGAAGCACTCGGACAAGCTGCAGCAAACGTATACGACGGCGTTCACATGGAGAACTATACTCTAGACGGACAAGTACGCAGCGTAGGTCTTAAGAGAGAAGAGGGTATGCCCCTTCTTGATAAAAGAGTTATTGACGGCTTTAAAGTAAAGTTTTATGGCGACTCAATGATCATCACTTATCAATCTGATGTTATGATGAGAGACCTTAAGGACAACGGATTTGAGAACGACATCACTCGAACAATCAATGAAGTTAAGAAGTTCTTACAAAAAGAATACAAAACCATTACTGGTAAATCAGTATCTCTTACAAAGAAAGGCGATCCACAAATTGTTGTACAAACAACATCAAGAGTTCGCACCTTTGTGCAGGCATACCAACACTATAAAATCGGCGGCTTAAAAATGGACCAAATCAATGCTCCATCTGAGCCGAATGGCCGAGACATTACAAGAAAATTCTTGGACGCCGCGAAAGCAAAACGTCCAAGCAATGAAACCATCAAATCGGGAGACAATCAAAAATGAATAACGTAGAAGAAAAATGTTGCGGGAATTGTTGCCCGTGCTGCTCGTGTGAATGTTGCGAGAAATAAATCAATGAAACTCTCAAAAGAAACTTTGATGCAAATTATCAAAGAAGAATTGACAGCCATACTTGGGGAAGAGGGGCATAGTTCCGCCCCAACTCATGCCGCAGAAGTAAATGCCAACATGAGGTCAATGCTAGCAGAAGAAGGTTTCGAATCAGATTATGTAAGAGACCCTTACATGGCTTTTGATGGAAATGGATTTATGGATACAAATGGTCAAGAGTTCACAGTAGAGTATAAATTAAAATTTAATGAACAAGAGATGTCAGATGTCATCCGAACTTACAACTCCGCCAAAGATAGTCTGAATGACGAAGATTATTTCATGGCAATTTCAGAAGTCGACTAATTGAGGGAATAAGTAATGAAATTTACAAAACAACAATTAAAAGAAATTATCAAAGAAGAACTTGCGGCTGTCCTAACCGAAGCTGATGGCGACCCCATTGTTCAAGTTAATCCAAATGGGCTTGAGTTCTCAAACATCGGACCAGACTATAAAAACTTTGAAGTACCAATTTCCAGATTGAATAGTTCCGCTCAGGAACTAATGGACTCTGCAGCCGAAAAAGAAGGCAAGGTTCTAATTAGAGACATCAACGGCGCAGCTGAGTTTTTTGAAAAGCTTGTCTCTGGTGTTACCAAAGATGAAATCGGTGCTGCAAGAATTGAAAAAGGATTCTATAAGGAATAAGCAAATGAAACTTTCAAAAGAACAATTAAAACAAATCATCAAAGAAGAGCTCGAAGCAGTTCTTTCAGAAGAAGGTATGGTTGAAGAAGCAGTTCTCGCAGAAGAGGAAACTCTTGAAGAAGTTGAGCAAGAGGAACTTGCGGAGAGTGAATGAAACTCACCAAGAGTGAAATTGTTAAAGAACTTGTGAGATGTGGGAAAGACCCGCAGTATTTTATTGATAACTACTGTAAGATTTCCCACCCTCTCAAGGGACAAATCCCCTTCAAGACTTATGACTATCAGAAGGAGATGCTCCAAAACTTTAACGATTATCGTTTTAACGTAATCTTAAAAGCAAGACAGCTTGGGATCTCAACGATCTCTGCTGCTTATGTTGCATGGTTCATGCTGTTTCATCGAGAAAAGAATGTTCTCGTAATCGCAACCAAACTATCCACAGCAACAAACCTCGTAAAGAAGGTGAAGATGATCTTTAAGAACCTTCCCTCTTTCATGTTGATCGCAAAGATTACAACAGACAACAAACAATCATTCGAATTATCAAACGGTTCTCAGGTAAAAGCCGGAACCACATCTGGAGATGCAGGTCGTTCAGAGGCGCTATCTCTTCTAATCATTGATGAGGCAGGTTTCGTAGATGGCCTTGAGGAGCTCTGGACGGGTCTTTATCCCACTCTATCAACAGGGGGTAGGTGCATAGCCCTCTCCACTCCTAACGGCGTAGGAAACTGGTTTCACAAGGCTTATAGTGAAGCTGAGAATGGAATGAATGATTTCTACCCAACAAAGCTTATGTGGGATGTACATCCTGAAAGAAATCAAGAATGGTTCGAGAAAGAAACTCGGAACATGTCCAAGCGCCAAATCGCACAAGAGCTTGAGTGCTCTTTCAATGCTTCAGGTGAAACGGTCATCAATCCAGAAGATCTGACGTTGATGCACGAATTTATCCGAGAACCAGACTATAAAACAGGTTATGATAGGAACTATTGGATCTGGGAAAGGTACGAAGAAGGCGTACCCTATCTCCTTGTAGCAGACGTCGCAAGGGGAGATGGTAGTGACTTCTCCTGTTTTCACATTCTAAGAATTGATACCATGACGGTTGTAGCCGAATACCAAGGCAAACCAGATCTAGACATGTACTCCGACATACTTTTTTCTGCTGGAATGGAATACGGCACCTGCCTTCTTGTTGTGGAGAACAATGGAATTGGAATTGCGGTCTTAGAGAAACTAAAAGAATTGCAATACGCAAAAATTTACTACTCAATTAAATCAACGCATGAGTATGTGGAGTCTTATTTAGCCGAAAATGACGATAGAGCCGTGCTCGGTTTTACAACTTCAACAAAGACAAGACCGTTAATCGTAGCCAAATTAGAGGAATACGTTAGAAATAAACTAATTAATATACATTCCAATCGTGTTTTTCACGAACTAAAAACTTTTATTTGGCACAACGGCAAACCTCAAGCCATGAGATCTTACAATGATGATTTAGTTATGTCCCTAGCAATTGCTTGCTGGGTTCGGGACACGGCACTATCAGAAAGCGAAAGAGACATGGCTTATAAAAAAGCGATGCTGGGTGGTTTGATGAAGTCTACAACGACTATGAACACTCAAATCAAGGGCCAAAAGATTTATAAAGAAACGTTCGAGCAAAAATACGAGGAGGAGATAAAAAAATCAAAAGAATTTTTTTGGATTTATAAAGGATAAAAAATGGCTCGTAACGATAGAAACCCGAACAACAATCAAAATAGTTTGTTCAAATCTTTGACAAGAATGTTCTCTGGTCCGATAACACAAAGAAGAACCCAATCCGGTCGTCAATTAAGAAGAAGGCACTTGGATATGTACGCCAAGCGATTTAAGTCGGCGTCAGGACAACAGTTCAAGAAGACAGAATACAACCCAATGAATGTCATGGCGTTGAATATGATAACAAACAGGAATCGATCTGAACGTTACGTTGACTTTGACCAAATGGAATTCACACCAGAGATTGCCTCATCGCTAGATATTTATGCAGATGAGATGACGACTCACTCAGCATTGACTCCAATGCTCCACATTAAATGCCCTAACGATGAAATCAAGTACATCTTGCATGGGCTATTTTACAATACTATGAACATAGAGCACAATCTTTTCGGTTGGGCAAGAACGATGTGTAAATATGGAGACCTCTTTATTTATCTTGACATTGATGATGAAATGGGTATACAAAACTGCATCGGATTACCGCCACAAGAAGTTGAAAGACTTGAGGGAGAAGATCCGTCAAACCCAAATTATGTTCAGTTTCAATGGAATAATGGCGGACTTACTTTAGAAAATTGGCAAGTTGCACACTTCCGTGTTCTAGGAAACGATCAACATGCTCCATACGGGACAAGCGTCTTAGAACCCTCTCGAAGAATTTGGAGACAACTTACTCTTTTGGAAGACGCCATGATGGCTTATAGAATTACTCGTTCACCAGAACGACGTGTCTTTAAGATTGATGTTGGCGGGATTGCACCCCAAGATGTTGAGCAATACATGCAAAAGGTTATGACCCAGATGAAGCGTCACCAAGTTGTTGATGCCTCAACAGGTCGTGTAGACTTACGCTACAACCCTCTTTCAATTGAAGAGGATTACTTTATCCCTGTTCGCGGCGGACAGTCATCTACAAACATTGAAAACCTGCCCGGCGGCCAATTCACGGCACAGATCGAAGATGTTAAGTATCTTCGAGACAAACTATTCTCGGCATTGAAAGTTCCGCAATCTTATCTTTCAATGGGCGAAGGTGCCACCGAAGACAAGACAACTCTCGCACAAAAGGACATCAGGTTCGCGAGAACAATTCAAAGATTGCAAAGAGTTATTTTATCTGAACTGGAAAAGATTGGAATTGTCCACCTTTATACATTGGGCTATAGAGGGGATGACTTGTTGGGATTTAAATTATCTTTAAACAACCCATCTAAGATTGCAGAAATGCAAGAGCTTGAACATTGGAAGACTAAGTTTGACATCGCAGCTACAGCAACAGAAGGGTTCTTTTCCCGTAGATGGATTTCAGAAAACCTTCTGGGTCTATCACAAGATGAGTATGTCAGAATGCAAAGAGAAATGTATGGTGATAGAAAATTCATGGCCCGCCTTGAGGCGGCTGGTTCAGGCGATGATGCCGGAGCTGCCGGCGGAGGAGGTCTTGGAGGAGATCTAGGTGGAGACTTAGGTGGAGATCTAGGTGGAGACTTAGGTGGAGATGACCTTGGAGGAGACTTGGATCTTGGTGGAGACACCGGAGGCGATACTGGTGCCACTGCGGAACCAGACCTATTGGCCGAACCTCCAGCAAAACGAGATGACGGAAGAAAAAGAGCAGGCTTTGGTAAGCAAATGAAAAACCAAGCATTCAGCGGCGAAGTTCGCGGATCGACTTCTAGAACAACCTATCCGGGCAAAGTTGGTTTCGGGGGATTGGACTCTCTAGCTAGAGGGGTTTATGAAAGTAATCAAATGGAAGAAGACAAACTATTTAGCATTGATCATGAACTGAAAACACTCATTGAATCTTTGAACTTGAAAGGAGAACAAGATGAAGCATAATAAGAAAAGAAATACCGCTTTTCTTTATGAATGTCTAATTCGCGAATTAACAAAGGCAGTCATTAAAGAAGATAAGGATCAGCAACAATTAATAAAATCAATCTTGATGGAATTTTTTGTAAAAGGAAGTCCGCTCAAAAATGAACTTGACTTATTTAGTTCTCTCTTGGAAACAAAAGAATTAACTGAAAGTTTCTCCCGTCGCTTATTGATCGAGACTAAAAAAGATTTTGATTCTCTAGACAGAAAACAAATTTTCAATGAACAAACAGCGCTAATAGACCGTATTAACAAAGCACTCGGAAGCAAAACATTTAGTAATTTTGTACCAAATTATAAAGATCTTGCTACTCTTGGACTTTTCTTTCAAGACAATAATTTAAATGCCAAAAAGAGAATCATGCTTGAAGATAAGATGGTTGTTTTCTTGGGACGCGAGGACCAAGTTTTAACGGAAATGAAACACATTGACAAACTAGAATTTAAAATGTTTGTAAAAAGATTTAATGAAACATACGAACATTCACTGCTCAATGAACAGAAAGAATTGTTAAGTAATTTTATTGTATCATTTTCCGACAATGGTCTTGGGCTTAAAGTTTATTTAAATAATGAAATAGGGCGACTCAAGGAGGCTGTAGATCTCGAAATAGTAGAAAGCTCAAACGAAGCCTTAACACAAAATTTTAAAAAAGTTAAGACAAAGCTTGATAGTTATGCACAAACACCTTTGAATTCTACAATTGTAGAGGAAGTGTTTTACATTCAAGATCTTTTAGCGGAGGTAAGAAGAAATGTCAGTTAGTATCGACATCCAACCCTCCAATCGCCCCGAAGCTGCAGAGCAAGAAACCGTAACAATTAAAGTTGTACAGAAAGATGAAATTGAGGCCAAATTAAAACTTAGGTCTGCCATCAATGGCGATCTAATGATTATGGATCATAAAGACATCGACATTGTTGTAAGTCAAAAGGATAATAAAATTATAGCTTTTGCAAAAGATACTCTATCAGATCTTGTCTATGGAGCTGAATCTAGGATGTTGGAATACTTGCGCAAACATGGTATTATAGAGATTGATTCAATCCAAGCTGGGAACATCTATGGTTCTCTAGAGGGAAAGCTTCAAGATGGCGACAAGACGATTGAAATTACATTGCTAAAGATTTCTGATTGGCTAGAGACTGAAGAACCATCAATGGCTGGAAGAACTGCTTACGATGACATGGAAGACGAACGCCTACTTGACCCAGATACGGAATATTCAACCGAGCTTGGAGAAGTTCCGCAAGAAGAAAGAAAAGGATCAATTATGGACCAAGGAATGTTTTCCCCATATGCATACGGTCGATACACTTACTAATGAAACTTTGGAAGCCATTGTTCATCGAGAACAGTAGGATACCCGTGTGGCTATCTTACATTGCTCCGATTGATATCGGTGCGATTACTCTTGGTCCGATTGTTATTTCTCGCGATGAAATGTCCGAGGTAACAAAAAGACATGAGACAATTCACTTTCAACAATATTTAGAACTTGCTTTTGTTGGATTTGTCGTTCTTTATTTTGGCTGGTGGCTTTGGAACTTACTAAAAGGTCAAGATGGTGATGCTGCCTATTATAACATTCCATTTGAAGCTGAGGCTTATGACAATCATCATGATGAAGATTATTTAAAAAATAGAAAGAGGTATTCTTGGAAACATTACATTTTATCTTAGCCGCTTACGGTATGACTTTTATAATTGTTTACGGAAAAATCTTCGAAAATATAAGGCCCAAAAAAGACTGTACGAAGAAGTGGAATGCACTTTGGCACTGCCCTTTGTGCGTCGGCTTTCACACAGGTTGGGTTCTAATGCTTCTTTCGCCATTTACCGAACTATTTAGTTTTAACATTTCTTTAGGAAATGGGTTTGTTCTAAGTTGTATTTCAGCTGGGACATCTTATTTAATTTCGGTCTTAGTCGATGATTTCGGCTTGAGACTATCATCAAGATCAGGGGGTGAGTATGTTGATGATTAAGCGCTGGGTTTTACAACCCGTGAGACGCTGTTGCAGCGGCTCCTAGCTCGGGCAGGTAACGCCTGCTAAGGGTGGGGAAACCCACCCACCTTTTATTTCGAGGAGAAAAAATGTCTAAAAAATTATTAAGAGAATTCCACGCATTATGTCCAGACGGCAGATGTCTTGATCTACTAACTGAACTAGAAAAGAAGGAAGTTGTTGAAGAGGGTGTGGTTTACCTAACCGGTCGTATTCAAACTGCCGATAAGAAAAATGGCAATGGTCGTGTGTATCCAGAAAGCGTTCTCAAAAGAGAAATGGAAAATTACATGAAGATTGTTAAAGACAATAGAGCCACAGGTGAACTTGATCATCCCGATGATTCTGTTATTAATCTTAAAAATGTCTCTCACATGATCACAGATTGTTGGTGGGAAGGAAAAGACGTGATGGGCAAGATCAAAGTTCTTGAGACTCCATCCGGTAGAATTTTGAAAGACTTAATTAATGCCGGTGTAAAGCTTGGTATTTCCTCAAGAGGTTTGGGTTCGGTCAAAGAATCGATGGGAGTTACAACTGTTGAAGAAGATTTTCAACTTATTTGTTTCGACATCGTCTCTGAACCATCAACACCTGAAGCCTACGTCTATCCAGACGGAGACGATAAAAATAACGTCACTACTTTTAATACTCGTTTGCGAGAGCAGAGAGAAAATAATATTGATAATCTATTTAAAAGGATTCTTGGAGACTAAATGAAAAGAGAAGAATTAAAAAAGACACTTAGACCACTTATAAAAGAGTGCATCAAAGAAGTTATCTTCGAAGAAGGAGTTCTATCAGGAATCATTTCTGAGGTTATGAAAGGTACCAGCGGACAACGTATCGTTGAGACCCAACAACCCGTTTATCAAAAACCACAAGTAGATCACGATGCTCAACGTAAAAAATTGCAAGAGCAAAGAAGGAAAATGCTTGACTCAATTGGAAAAGATGCCTATAATGGCATTGACCTTTTTGAAGGCACAACACCTTTATCTAGCGGCGGAGGAGCATCTTCCTCACCTAGTCCTCACGGATCAAAAGCTCTAGACGGTGTTGACCCAAGAGACTCTGGCGTCGACTTGTCTGCTCTTGGTGTTAATACAAGTATCTGGTCTAAACTAGCAAAGGGAAAATAATGGCTGCAAATTATAGAGCAAAGCCTCGCAAAAACGAGAGCATGGAAAAATTCGTGAAGAGATTCACAAAAAAATGTAAAAAACTTGGTATCATCCAAGAGTGTCGTGATAGAAAGCACTTCGTAGGACAATCTGAAAAGAAGCGTCTCGCTCGGAAAAAGTGGAGATCGCGGCTCAAGAAGAATAATAAATAACTATTTAGTCCAAAAGAGGTATAAATTATGAGCGCTTTTAGAACATACGGAGTCGGATTAAATCACGTAGGCTCTTACCAAGCCAGTGGGACACCGTTCCTAACATCATCTACTCCTCCACAGGATGATGGTGCGACATCTTTTAAAATTGCATTTCCAAATGTTACGAGAAGAATAACGTTTAAGAGCACATCAAATAAAGATTTGAGAATTCATTTTGCACCCTACACAGCTGGTCAAGACGGCTTTGTTGGTGGGGCTACAGCTGATGCTAATTTCTTTATACTTGGTGGTGCTGGTAGTGGAAGTGTTGTAATGGATGTTAAATGTAGCGCAGTTTACATTTCTGCAACAGCAGCATCTGCAACTGGTCAGGTTTATGTAACGGCAGAATTGACAAACATCCCTGCACAAAGAATGTTTAGTTTGGATCGTGTGGATGGAGTGACTAACTAATGAATATCTACAAAGCAGGTCTTAACAATGTTGGCTCTTATTTGGTATCTGGGCGACCTTGGTTGAAAACAAGCACGATTGCCGATGGTGCGATTGAATTTTATCACCTTCCAAACGTTGCAAAAGAAATTACAATCCGCAATGATCACCAACGTGCAGGACACAATCTTAGCGTTGCTTTTCCAGAGCCACGTAGGGCAG